GACATGGACTGAACAAACTTCACTAGTAACTGGTGGAACTTTAAATAATGTTTATTTTATTAATGCGCTTACCGGATGGGCAGTAGGTAATGATGCGGATGATAATATTATTATTTTACATACAGTTGACGGTGGCGATAATTGGATACAAGAGACTTCACCTATTACTAGTGGAACATTAACATCGGTTAATTTTATTAATACTAACGTTGGATGGGCAGTAGGTGCTGATGATAATGGTGATTTGTCAATTTTAAAACACGAATAATATGATTTAATATAAAAATAAAAAGGGAAGTGTTTTACTTCCCTTTTTTGTTTAGTCATTACAAAAGTTCCAGAATAGCGCATCGTCTACCCAAATCGGAGTTTTTTTACCCACATATGCGCCTTCCACATTGAAATCAAAAAATTCATCAGCTTCTTCAAAAGTCATTTTATCCCTTATCATTAGTATTTGAATACATTTCATTCGGGAATACACGATTTTATTTCCACTCACACCAATAATTGCTTCATCAAAGCCATCTGCAGATACCCATTTCATATCGTCAGCGTAGTGTTCCAGTATTTCATCAAGTCTTGACATATATTAAATTTTTAAATGTTTGTTCTTAATTTTTTCCAATTCTTTTGTTAGCTTTTCGTGCTGTTCTTTCGATTGAATACCTAAATCATCACCGTATTGCGTAAATATATCAATAACAAAAACAATAAATTCTTTTTCTTTATCGCTGATATACGTATTCTTCTTTAAGAAATAATACAGTGCCGATGAAAGTAAAAAAACAATTACTGCTAATAATATTATTAATATGTACAATATTGTCATTCAAGAATTTTATTATTATTTAAATTGCTATTTCTAAATTTGAGTTCAATTTTTTTATATTTTCAACCCCGATAATTTCAAAATCATTAACATTAAAATCATAGAAATTTTTATGTTCTTTTAATTTAATTAATGGTTGTATTTCCAATGGTATTCTGTTAATAATTTCATCCATTGCATTGAAATGCCTATCATAAACATGTAAATTTTGAACAAAATGACAAAATATTCCCACATTATATTTTAAATGCGATGCGACCATCATTTGAAAAGCAACATATTGTATTTTATTAATATATCCTGCCATTATATAATCATTACTTCTTTGTATCATTGTTAAATCCAAATAATAATCATTATTAATTTTCCTTACTGACCATATTGTTTCATAACAACATGGATATAGTCCTTTTGAATTTTTCAAATCAGTTTCTTGATATAAGTTAAGAATATGTCTTCTTCCAAACGGGTCTTTTTTTAAATTAATTAATAAATTGTTCATCATATCATAATTATGAACAGTCTGCCCATATCTTTCGCCAATACTATCATTCCCAATATCCCATTCATCCCACCAATTAATACCCATATCTCTTGCAGTTTTCAAGGAATTGGTTTGTTTTTGATATATCCATAAAATTTCTTTAATACCTGTTTTTATTGCAGTATTTCTAAGTGTTGTTATTGGAAACTCACCTTTTGATATATCATAATATTCAGCCACCTGAGTAATAAATTTGGTATATGCTGATGTACCGTCTTTATATTTTGGTCTTGGATTTTCATCGAGAAATCCTTCGTTTTTTATCTTATTAAGATTTTCAATATAATATTTATCTGCTTTAATCATATTATTCATTTTTATATTTCCATTTATACCCAAATGCAGTTTTATTTCTTTTTCTTAAACACTGAATTATACCACTTCGACCAACATTTAATATTTTAGAGGCAGTTGTGGCTGAATCATATTCAGTTATGACATTATCATTCAAATCTAATTGAATTATTGGTTTTTTTGTCATTTCTTGAATTTCAGGTAAAAATTTGGAGTAATCAATATTCCTTTTTTTAATCGATTTTTTCCATGATTCCCAATCAGTATTTTCTTTGATTTTTTTTAACCTTTCTGGGTCTTTATAATTTATTTTTTTTGTTCGTTCGGCAATTATTCTTTTTTTATCTTCTTCTGAAGCAAATGTGTGTAAATGTTTTCCTCTGTTCGATTTATGAAAGTTCTGATTAGTATAGTCGATAAATTTTGAAGTATCACCACCGTCTCCGCATTCGATTCTTAAATTTGCCCATTCATTAGATTCTACAATATTATTATCGATACTATATTTTATTCCATATTCAATTAAATCAGTAAGTGTATTAGTTTCAAAAATAATGTCTGTCTTAATATCGTCATTAGAAAATTTATGTTTTTTTAAATGTCGTTTCCAAATTTTACCACTCCCACTATATTCATAAGGATTTTTTATTGTTTTACCTAAATATTTCAAGCCTAATGGACTTGTTTTAACATACAAAAAATATTTCATACTAATCTTTATCCATAAATACTTATGAGATGGATAAAGATGTTACTTATTTTTTGGATTGGTAAGTATTTCCAATTCGTGCGTAATGCGCTTTCTATCGCCTTCACTTAACGCAACCATCTTGGAAGTTGTCTTGCCGTTTAATTTTTCTGGCTTAGTGCCACGAACTAATTGTGCGGTGAGTGCAGTTGCTACTCTCTGTCTACGCATCTTGACTCCAGTTGTACCCTTCATAATCTCGATTTTAATTTGATATAATTATTATTTATTTTTAAATGCCAGTATGACCAAAACCACCAGAACCTCTTTCTGTTTGTACGTCAAAAACTTCAACCTGATTTAATTCTGCAGTTTCGTGTTTTGCAATTATCATTTGAGCAATTCTTTCTCCATGTCCAATAATTTGAGTTTCATTGCTCAGATTAATTAATATTATCTTAATTTCACCCCGATAATCACTATCAACAGTTCCGGGTGTATTAAGTACTGTCAATCCTCTTTTCATTGCCAAACCAGAACGTGGTCTTACTTGTGCTTCATATCCTACAGGTAGTTCAATAAAAATACCTGTGGGTATGACTTCTCTTTGTAAAGGATTGATTATAGCTACGTTTTCACCCAAATTTGCACGTAAATCCATACCAGCAGAACCAGTTGTTGCATATGATGGCAATTCGTTGTCGGATTTATTTATTATATTAACCTTTATCATACTAAATAATTTATTACTTTATTTGTTTTTTGTGCATATTCTATTTCACTTTTTGTTGAAGAACCGATATAACCACCAACATTAATTACGAAAATTTCATCTGCCATATCAATTTTACTCTTATGCATATCATCAAGCATAGCCTTTTTGTCATCTGTCCAGACTTCGTTATCGCCAGAATGTCCGAAAAGACCTACTGAAATGACAATATTACCTTCAAGAGTTAGTCGTTTCTGTTCTTGTAGAAATTCGTCCTTAAATCTGGTACTACCGCAAAGCGTTATTACTTTATATTTTTTCACCATTGTCAATCCTCTGCATTTTCTGGTAGTTCTCAATTATTTTTATGAATGCAGCACCATTTGGTTCTGCTTTTAATAAATCATTAAGACTTTGTTCAATTCCCTGAATTTCATCGAGTTCTGCAACTAATTTATTAAATTCAGTTATTCTATCAAGCGCAAATCTGGCTTGACCACCACCATCCAATTCGATTGAGGAATAACATTCACCATTCATTGGTTTATTAACCACATAGTGATTTTCATTAGCATAGAATTCCAATGCCAGTTTAAGAAGTTGAATTAAACTCTGATATGTTTCTACGTCTGTCATTATTGTGTGTCTCCGTTTAAGAATTTTTTAAATTGTTGATAAATTTCTTTATCATTTTCAACTAATTTACCTTTCCAAAAAAAACCTTCTTCGGTAATTCTCATTACTTCTTGATTTTTCAAATTAAATGAAATTGAATTTATCGGTGGATTATATGTCAACAACACGAAATTATCATTCTCTAATGTTAGTGAAGGATTAATAGCGATTTCATTACCATCAATTACTGCATCACAGGGTTTAAATAAACCATTCATTTCGAATAATCCATAATCAAGTTCTTCTATTCTACCTGCCCATGATGATAAATATTCACACACCACGCTCTTATCTAAAAAACTCAACACCCTGACATCAACAGGTGATGAACTACCTAAATCAAGTGAATATTTTTTTCCTATTTCTATGACTTTACTGTTCATCATCTTCTTCTTCAATTGATTTGTGGTTTTCGACAATCTGTTTCAAATCCAGCACTTCCTTTGGATATAATGTAAATTCCTTACGTGAAGGATGATTGCGATTGTTATTTAAGTTCTTGTGAAAGAATTTACCCTGTGATTCACAGTTTTCAAATGCTTCATACATGTCAGGGTCAACATTAGAATATGAATATGTATGTCCTCTACCAAAAGCAATGTACAGTCTTTGAATTCCGGGGAAGTATGTGGTTTTAAGTACATTGTCCGAATTAAATACAGATTCAATATAACCAATGCTTCCGTCTTTTTCTTTGAATTCTTTGCGTTCTAATAACATATTAACGTATTAAGTAGGCAAATATAGTGAAATAAGATTTAAAGTGCAAGAGTATTTATAGAAAAATGTTTACATGTCATTTCCAAAGAAAATAAAATTAACTCTCGATGTGAATCCACCAAAAATTGGAACGGATTATCTTAAATATGGTTTCGACAGGATTGAAAAACTCATGCGTGATACCGATAGTAAGACTAAATATTTACCCAGAACAATTTTACTTGAAGATTTAGACCAAGCACTTTTTAATTATGTCAATCTTGATGGTATGAAAGCCGTGATTGATAATAAAATCGTACCAACATTTTATCTTGATAATGACCGTTGGGGTGAATTTAGTAAGACATGGAAATTCATGGACAACGATAAAAACGTTCCCACACCATATA